GCTGGATTGTGCTATGGAGTTCTTGGCGCTGGCGTACTTGGTTGGCATTACTTAACCTGTGTAAAACTGTTCACGAGGCACAAACCTAATACTTGCTTTTTCTCTATCCTCGTCTGCTGCTAATTGAAACGCTGCTTCATAGTCTGCTCTTAACATTGCAATTCTATTAGGATCTACATTAGGTAACTTCATTGCTAAATACGCCGCTAATCCTGCAACCATGCAAGGAATAAATCTAAACGGAATATCTTCTACGGTGATACCATTACCTGCATCTTGAATACGTCTTAATCTATAATACACAAACTGATAGTTATTACTTTGGTCTGGTGCTGGCCATACATTCACAGTAGGTAAGTTTTGTACATATACTCTAGTAGCGGTTGTATGAGTTGCAGCAGTTGTGTTATTGACACCTCGTATACATCCAGTTAATTGGTAGTATGTTGTGGCACCACTTGTTGTCGTTGTAAGTCCACCATATTGAATGGTTTCGTTATCTAATCTAATAAAGCCAAACTGCGCTAATCCTACAATAGAAGTTAAGTTAATCGTAGTAGCCGTTGCAGTAACTGCGCCATCAGTATATAAATCAGTAGGGTTCTCTTGACCACTCTGTCTATTAATCCACACTTGGATAGGACGTCCTGTTGCATTCTTATTAGGTATTGTAATATAGGTTGACTCGCTGATACGGTTAATATTAATGTCTTGTTGATTTTGACCTGTACCGGTTCTAGTTACCATGTCAAGTAGGTCTATCGTATCAGTAGGCAAGGCATACATAATCTGACCTTGGTTTAAATTGATTTGACCAGGTTCGATAGTCCACATATTAATACCGCGGTTAGCCCACTCAATCGTAAGTAGGTTTAGTGAACGGCGTGCAGTGCGTAGATCATACCCAGTACGCAGTTCTTGTCCGCATCGTTCAAATGCATCTTCAACCAGATTATTTAAATCTAAGTTAAAACTCGTAGTTCCTGTGGTTCTATCTACCATGATTATATTTTTCTAAAAGGTTTTACTTTTTGTTTAATTGATTTAGGTTGAGCTACAAACTGCTTACCTTTAGCTTTACCTGCTCTTTTAGCTTTTGTTGTAGCAGCATACTCTTGAGAGCTTAATGCTTTAATTGCATTTTCAGGTAAATATCTTTCGCCTGTTTCACTAGACTTTTTACCAGACTTAGTTCTCCACTTTTGTTCACCCCATGCTTTTAAAGACTGTTGAGGTTTAGCTAAGCCGCCACTTGCCATTTTCTTTTTACGCCCTGCACAATGTGCCTTTTGAGAAAACCCTTTTGGATTATCACAATCAATAGACGATTTATATTTTTTTGACCAACTCACTTATATCCGCCACCTGCAGCTTTATATCGTTTAGCCATGAGTTGAGCTTTACGTGCTGACCATTGACCTGCACCTGTACCTTGCACAGCAGCTGCTTTAATGCTATTAAATATTCTTTTACGTAGACCAGGTTTTGTGTAGTTACCGGCTTTGTTTACTGTGCCACCTTCTTTATACTCGGTAAAGTTTGTATCATCTCTACGAGCTTTCTTTTTACCCTTAGGCATTTTAGATGGGTTTATAGCGCCCATACCACGTGAAGGTCTCATGCTCTTGTTTTTCCTCTAACGCAGCAGCCATCAGCACGAGCTGAAGCAGTACCGCCTTTAGCCATTTTTTTAACTGGTTTAACAGTTTCTTTTTTAGGTTCAGGTGTAGGTAATGGACCACTATCATCATTTGTAGGACCTGGAATTTTACCTGCCTTCATATCTTCAAACGATTTATCAAAGTCTGCTTGTTTTGGTGCTGGGGTTTCTTTTTTAACCATGATTAACACATCTTTCCGCGAGTTTTACCACGTTGAGCACATCCATCTGCACGTTTAGAGGCAGTTGATCCGCCTGAAGACATTTTTTTAGTTTTAACAGCTCCACCTTTTTTCATTTTATTATAACCAGGTGACATTAAGTTTTGAGCCATTTCAGTTGCTGTAAAATCTCTAGTTGGCTTAACAGCTTCTTTGTTTACTGTAGACATATCAGGACCAGAAGCTTTAACGTCATCAGTTCTATCTACACTTCCCATATCTCCACCAGGAGTTTCTACTTTTTCTTTATTCATTTTTTTAGGTACTTTAAAGTTAGGACCCATTTTATCGTTGCTAAAATCTGTGCGTGATGCAATATTAGGTTTGTCATCGGATGATGAATTATCTTTTTTTCTAGAAAAAGCTGCGTTAACTTCCGCTCTATGAGCTCTAGCTTCTTCTCCTGTTTTACCAAAAAGTCTAGCTTTACCATCACCTTTCATGGCTTCTCTAATTTCATCTATTGTTTTACCACCAATTTTTAATACGGGCATAATATTCTCCTAGCACATCTTAGATTTAGTTTTACCACCACTGCGCATAGCAACCATGGTACCTTTTGTTTTACCTTTAGTAGCAACACCGTTAGCTTTTGATAACTGAGCTACCTTGCCACCAGAAGCATAACCACAACCTTTACTCATTTTCTTAGCCATACCACCTTTTTTAAGAGCTAATTTAGTACCTTTACCCCCCTTATGCTCTTGAGCATCGTGTTGTGCAAAAGCTTTTTTAATCATAGCTTTATCTTGCGCTTTGTCCATCTTTGTATCTTCTTTTGAATCTGATTTAGCCATACCGCCTTTTTTCATGTAGCCCATTTTATTTCTAACCTCCGTTGGTAATTTTGATAATCCAGGATTTTTACTAGTATCTACTTCTACTAATTTACCTGATCCGAACTTCTTAGTTTTATCTGCTTTCATAAACTCTTCTCCTACTGATTTTGATATACCAACTTTCTTAGCAAAAGCTGGGTTATTAGCTACAGCTGCCATTAAATTATGTTGCTTTTTAGATTTACTCGGCATTTTGATTTATCCATCTCCACCTTACACACTTAGCACAATTACAATCTGCAAAGTAGTGACCAGGTTTTTTATATACAACTTGTTCTTTTTGTGTTTCTTTTTCTACTTCTTCCATATTAATTTTATTTTGATCTATACGTTCTTTAATACTTGTTTCAATTTGTTCGCTAAGTATTGCTTTATTTTCTTCAATTTGTTCAGCATCGTATTTCCTTTTTCTAAATATTCTATCTATAAATGATTTCATAGTATCACCTATTTTAACCAATGAGTTACTACCCAGCTAACAAAAGCTGAAGCTAATCCGGCAATAAATATAAATACTTTCCAGCCCCCTTTAATTTCATTAAGGGCAGACTCAATAGCATCAAGTCTTTTCTTTAACTCGTTCATGTCTTCCATGAGGGTATCCACATCTGTTTGAATATGTTTAATTTCAATGCCATGCTCGGCAAGTTCTCGTTCTGTACTCATTAGCATTTCCACCTTTTTAATGATGCGGCTTTCCTAGTTGGTCTACCTTTTTCATCTTTCATAGGACCAGGCATACCAGACATCCTAGCACAAAACGATCTCTTACGAGCGCCACCTTGTGGTTGAGGAGCCTTTAGGTTTGACCCAGTAGCTGCGTTATATTTAGCACGACCTTTAGCGGTAAGACCTGCACCTTTTGATACAGGGAGCTTCTCACCACGTCCGATTGCTAGGCTAGGACCTTTTTTCTTACTAGCCATAGAATATTTGTACTGAATCTAAATTAGACATTTCAGCATATACACCTGTTTCAACTCGTACACCTTCACCAGGAATAAAAGGAACGTTGGCAAATACATCAGTAGCTGCGGGTTCATAAGTAAGTAACCATTTACCAACAACATATATAGCTGCAGTGCTAGTAATTGTACGTGAATTAATATCAGTTAAAGTAAATGTATTAGCATCAACTCTAGTAATAGAATACGTACCATCAGTAGCTGAAACACCAGAATTTGATAAGAAGTGAATACCAATAACATCCCCGGTAATTAAACCATGCGATGTTTTAGACACTGTTACAGTAGTAGTTGATTGTGCATAAGTAACACCTGATGAAACAGGTGCTGTAGATGTATCAAATAAAACTACATACCCAGCAGTAGCTGTGCCGGTATACGATAGCCCTTTAATACGAACCGGATATTTAACTAGATATCCACTAGAATTTAAATGCGCTTGTTTTACATCATATTGCATACTCATAATTAATCTCCTTTGTTTAGTAAGGGGGCTAGGCGCCCCCAGTGATTAATTATACCGCTGCAGAGAATGGTGTAGCTACTGTGCCAGATCCGATAAGACCGCCGCCAGTAATAGCAAAAATACCTGAAGCAACATCAGTAAGTTCAAAATATGAACCTGCAATCCCGCCTGTAGTCGTACCATTCATAGTAATAGTATCAGAAGCTGGAAGAGTACCAAATGGAGTACCTGTTGTACCTGCAACATTTAATGTACCATTAAGTACGTCTGTTGCATTTGCAACTTGAATTTTATAGCTGTTAGATGTTACTGTGGTTACCACCAAAAATCTATATACGGCGTTTGTACCTGTAGCTGCTGGCAATGTAACTGTAATACCCGCTGCGCGACTTAAACCAATAGTTTGACCATTATAGTCGGCTTGAGTTACTGTTAATGTTGATGCTGTAACTGTTGAATTAACGCCTGTACCTGTAATAAAACCGGCTGTAGACGTCACTGGACCCGAAAAGGTTGTTGATGACATAATATATTTCTCCATACAAAGTTAAGTCTATTAGTCTTGTATGCGTCTGCCGGGACAGTCTAATAAACCGGATATACCCGGATATTCAAATAATACATGAATACATACTATTTGCAAGTATTATACAACAAAAAGGGGCCGAAGCCCCTAATTTAATAACAGTCTGTTACAATAATCATTATTTGTTCATTACGTACATAGTTACTTCAAAGCCAAATCTCATTTCAGTTGCTGCTGGTTTAGTCCAAGCTTTCATAATAATCTCCTATATGTTTACATTTTTCCATTTTGTATACACGTCATTGTGTATATGTACGCATCATACACATATATTTTACCTGTGAAATAGAGAAAACCATGAATAACAGGCAAAGAAAAACCCAGCCGAAACTGGGTTTAACTTGGTACATTGATTCCAACCGCAATTAAGCGCCTGGTGAACCCCACATACCGAGAGGATCTGACCAACCAAATGAATAACGCTCACGAGCTTTGTATCTAACATTGCCTGTATCAAAATCGCCATCCATAGAAGTAGATAACGGAGTACGCACAAAGTGTTTCATGCCGTTAGGTACATCAGTTGTTAAGAAGTATGCATCGCTGTCTGTTAAGAAGTGGTTAATTGTGTAACCTTCTGGAATTGAACCATTATTCTTAATAGCATTGATATCATTGTCAGCTGTAGAAACACGTAGTTCAGTTTCAAGCAAACGAGTTGCAACGAACTGATTACCTGGTGGAACTACTAACTTACGTGGTTGAGCAGCGATTAAAAGACCACGCTCATCAGTCCATGCAGCGATTTGAATAACAGCGTTTTCTAGTGCTGTTTCGTTCAAGTCTGTTGCGGTTGATTGAGTGTTGCTGTTTACGCCACCTGCAACAGTTGGATGTGAAGTAGAGAACAATGGAACACCATCGCCGCCGTAATAAGCAGCAGAGTTAGTAAAACCATTATTAAGAACTGCAGCAGCCTTAACTTGTTTTGTGTAAGCCATAGCGCGAGCTAAAGCCTTTGTGTAACGTGCTGATAATGTATCATACAAGTTATCTTCTACAGCTTCTTCTGTTAAAGAAAAGCCAAGAGCGATAGTTTGGTGATTGTATCGAGCAGTGAAAGCTTCTTGAGCATTGTCGTAAGCGATGGCATTGCCTTCGTTTTTAACAGGTGCTGCCGCAAAGCCTGAAAGTTTTGTTTCTTCTTCGAATGAACGTTCTGAAGTCTCTGTTTCGTAGATTTCTTTATGTTCTTCGCCGTAACGTTTATATTCTAGACCAAATAGTGCATTTAGTCCTGGTAAGAGCTCTTTAAGGAGCTGTGCGCGTGAAATAGCCATGTTTTATTCTCCTTAAATACCAGTTGGGTTATTGTATGAATGAGCGACTGGATTAAATTTAACCAAGACGTCAGTATACGCATCACCAACTGTGGATGTTGTACTCTCAACGAAATCTACAATACGGAACGCATATCCAGAAGTAGTTGCAACAGAAGCACTAAGTGCTGTGTTTGAATTACCTGTAGTTGTTGAACCTGTAGATGTTGATTGAACTGCTGATAAAATAGCATTAGAGCCAAGTGTAGCTTGAGCTAATGAGCCATCAGCTTGAACTTGGAATAATGTATTGTAATCGTCAACAACATAAGCCATAGCATCAGACGCTACTGTACCAGATGGCCAGTATTGTGCAAATGTTAATTGCTTAGTTGATGGGTTTGTGTAAGTGCAACCTACAAAAACACCGATTGTGCCTGCTGGGAACGGTGTTGAGTTATCACCATTCGTTGTCACTACTTGGATTGTACCTGCAGCTACAATAGAAACTACTGAACCGTAGTATATATTTGAAGCGTAGCCGGAAGCAATCTTGATTTGACGTGTACTACCAGCATATGGTAGACCGCCAATTTCATTTACGGGTTTAAAGCCGTACGGGGTTGCTGTTGCTGACATAATATGTCTCCTTTGTGTTATTTACCTTTACCGAATGACGATGTAGCTTTCTTCTCTGAAAAAAGAGGCATACGAGCATCATTCTGTTTCATAAAGCTGTTGTCAACTGCTTCGGCTTGTTGTTTCGCTATGTTTTCATAGTGAGCCTTACGTTGTGCAACAAACTCTTCTGGAATTTTACATAATAATAGTCCACCAATTTCAACTCCATCTTTAAACCGAGCATTTTGGTCAACCATTATTTTCATTTCAGGGTGGTCCGCTAATTTAACGGGCTCCCATCCTTCACGCATTTTTGAAGAAACATTTAGATTATCAGCTTCATTTAATAGACTAGTTCTGATCCAACGGTATGCCCATCCAGGTACTTTTTTAAATTCAGGTAATAGGGAGGCAGGTTTCCAGCTGTCTGCGCGTTGAAAATCTTCTCTTGTATCTATTTCACGATCTGTTCTGTTTGTATTATCCATTTGCATTCTCCAATTTTAAAGTTTCTCTTGCATATTGTTCCGGTGTTAACCCAAATTTCTTAGCTAACGCTACTTGTGTCTTCGTCAATCGTACTTTTTTAGGCGCGGTACTACGCGTTGCCGGAGCAACTACAGTCGAAGGTTTTGTGCGCTCGGCGGGTTTTTCCTCGTCTAGCGTTGCATCCCCAAAGTTTTCTGGGAATCGTTTCTGCATCGTACTATCTATACGACGATAATATTCGTCAGAAGTAGGACTAATTCCACTTCTAACTAATTTCTCATGTAAGCCTAATGCAAGGCTTGTCATTTCTTCATCTTTACCAAACCAAGGGTTTTTATCTTGCCAAGCGGCTGCTTTGGCATCTGGTTTATATGAAGCTTGTTCGTTTTGTTGTATATATACATCTTTTTCGTTGTTTTGTAAAGAGTTATCATACTGTCTTTGATAATTTTCCGTTTGAGATAAACGTAATTGAGCATCATTCATCTTTTGCTGAGCTTCAATAATCTTATCTTTATCACCTAAATCATATGCTTCACCATAATCTCGTTTAGCTATAGACAAGTGCTGTTCAAGTGAATCTTTAAGTGTTTTTAAATATGCTTCTTCGCCAGTACTTAAAGTACTTTTTAATTTTTTATTTTCTTCAGCTATTTGTCTAGCGTATTTAATAGCTTCTTCACGTTCACGATCAGCAGCTTCTTTAGCACGTCTTTCGTCATGCCAAACTTTTTTAAGCTGAGCCATACGTTGTTTAACACGTTCAGAATAATCTTCTAAAGTGTCATTTTCTAATTCTTCAATTTTTTCTTTAGGTAAAGGTTCTTTACCTCTATCAGCAGCTGGAATATCATCTTCAATTTCAAGATCAAGTTCATCTTCTGCTTTAACATTTATTTCAACTTCTTTAGGTGCAACTTTAGTTACTGTTTCTTTAAGCTCAACTTCTTTTTCATCAGGTAGTTTGTTACCTGATATTTCATCATCGTCTGGATATTCAAAAACAATATCTCCATCTTTTACGTCAGCCATATATTACTCCTTATGCGCGAGTGTAGCCGCGAGGATCAGCAACAACCCCCTCAACTGTATCGTCGTTAATAATGCGGAATTCTCTTCCGTGAATTTTAAATCTAGTACCTGCGTATGCACGTGTTAAAACAAAATCACCTTCTTTACACCAGGGACCAGTAGGAAATCTAGCTTCATCTTTATAAGCTAAGTCACCTACTTTTACTACAAATAAAACTACAGTTGAATGTTCTTCTATAGTTCTAGTTGAATCTGCTTTTACAATTCCGCCTTTATATGTTTCTGAAGCATCGGGAATTGCACATAAAATTTTATATCCTTTTGGTTCTGGAAGCTGTAAGCCTCTTTCTTCAATCGGTATATCTTCTACTTCTACTTCATTAACCGTTGGAATATTAATTGGTCGACCACTAGCATCAACTAAATTTTTATTCATTGTAAGGATTTGTTCACTCATCCGAGTTCTCCATCCTGTTTACAATGTCGGCAATAATACCTTGTATAGTATCGCAAGCTCTTATATATCCTACTGCAGATTGATAATGTGCATAATCTTTAGCAGAACCGTCAGCAATTGAACTTAATATATCTTTGCGTTTTTCAGCTACCTTGTTGATTAATAGCTCTAACGTTGGGTCTATCATTTACTACTCCTTTGGTTGTTGTTGATCCTTTTTATTATTTGATAATTGCATATCTTGTTGTTTGTGCACTGCTTGCATACCTAACTCAACTCCGCGAGCTTGTTGGTCTGCTTGTAGTTTTTCTTTATCAAATGTTGTTTTTGCTCCAATTTTTACTCCCTCAATACGCTCTTGAGAATCCATTTTAGCTTTATCAAGTTGTAATCTAGCTTTATCTATTTCAATATCTGCCATTGTTTTTTGTGCTTTGATTTGAACTTCTTGTGCTTTAAGTTGAAGTTCTTGTTGTTGCATTTGAATGAGCGGATCTTGAGCTTGTTGTTGTGCAGCTTGTTGTTGTGTTTCTGCAGTATTTTTTTGCAATAACTGTTGAGCTGCTTGTGAAGCAAGTCTAGATATTTGTACTTCTTCTTCCTTAGGAATTTCATCTTCAGGATTAGGTAGTGGTATGCCTAGTTGATTTTCAATTTGTTTTCTATATTCAAACGCAATATGCTCATTAATATGAGCCATTGCCGCTGCTTGTATTACTTGAGCTTGAGGATTTTGACCTATAAGTTGTGCAATCTTAGGATCTTGCATAGCTGCCATGTGTACTTTGATATGTGCTTCATGATCTTGATATATAAACGCTTTAACAGGCGTACCATTAATAAGAGCCATATTTTCAGTTACAGGGTCTTTAGGTTTCTTATCTTCTGCAGCTGGAATAAGTTTACCAATGTTCTTAACACCTAATACTTCTAACATCTGCTTATTAAGTTCAGCTAAGTCATATATCTGTGGATTAGCTTGTGCCATTTGCATAACTGCTTGATATTGTACAACTTTTTGAGACATTGTTGCAGCATTAGGATCAGATACAGGTATAACATCTACATTATCATAATCTGCTTGTTTAGCACGTCTATCACCTACATCTGGATCATAAGAATATTCTTCAGGTGTGTAGTCTCTGATAATTCCTTTAAGTAACTTAAACTCTTGTTTCATTGCATAGTAGATACGCGCTTGAATAGCTGAGGTTACTTTTAATGTACGTTCAAGAATTGCTAATGTAGTTCCAACAGGAGCATTAGCTGACATATCAGAAACTTTTAATCCTTCAGCATTAGCAAATGCACGGCCTTCTTCAATGATTTGATTCATTAGCATATTAAGAACTTGTGAAGGTTCTTTATAAGGCAATGGTAAAATGTTATCGCGTATAGCACCTGATGGTACATCTACGTCTCTCCATTCACCTGGAGCAATCGGAGTATCATCACCTTTGATACGAAGTCCTCGTGACTTCATACCACCTGGTAAGTTTGATAGAGTACCTGCGTCTACAAGTTGACGTAAGATCATAGTACCTGATTTTGCAAAAGCACCTATCAAATGGATTAAACCAAAACAGTAAAAACCAAAACCTGGAATGTAACCATAGTGAACAAAGTGTTGACGTTTAGCTTTTAACTTATCATCTGGATTCCAATTACGACGAATAGATAATATAGTACCTGTACCTTTTTCAATAGTTACTACATAAGGTAATGCAATGCCATCTTCAGAATCACCATTTTCTAAATCTAAATTAACATGCATCTCAAGGATTTTAAATCTATCATCTTCTGATGGATTAAACCCTAGTTTTTCTGCAATTTTTTTCTCTGCTTCATCAATGTCTAAGAACGGCTCACCTAAATCTACATCACGATAGAACCCTGCTACTTGTAATTTTTTTAGTTCATTAGGCGTTTTACGCATTACATGAGTTACACGTTCTGCAGTTTCTAAATTAGACGCACCATAAGGCACTACAATATCTTCTGCAGGAACATACATAGCTACTTGACGTTCGATCGATGGATCGTAATATACTTTTTTAAACGCGTTACCTGAAAGCCCTAGTCCCCATAACATGCGTTCATGCTCAGGTCTATATTCTGGCATTGTGTCTGTTAGCTGATAGTTCATGTCTTCTTGAACTCGATGCGCAGCTTCTTCTTTTTCTGGAGTTTGTTTACCTACAATAATTGTTTTAACAGGACCCGCTGCTGGAAACGTTTCCATCATAGTCTCTGCTTGGAATTTGACTAGTGCTTCAGTCATGAGTGGATGATACACGTTACATGCACCTGGCCATGGTTCTGTTCTGTCTTCTATTTTAAGACCTAATAATTCTAGACCATCAACATATGTAGTTAGCCAATCTTTTCTTGAATTGACATCAGCATCATATTCACCAATTAAATCACCTGATAGTTCTGTAAGCGCACCTTCATCTAAATCTTCTGCTAAGTTATCATTAAACTCATCATCTTGTTCTTTACCAGGAATAATAGTGATCTCCATACTACCATCATCTAGTGTTACTGAGTCTGGGTTTTCAATTTGGATTTCCATAGCGGGTTGTTGAGCTGCTATCTCTTCAATGCCTTGAGGAGCTTGACTTATACTTTTATCTACATTAATTGCCATAATTTATCCTTATATTGCATATAATCTGTTTCGAGAGCTTCTGAAGCCTGGTATATCATCAGGCTCATCATTAGGTAATCTAATGAACCCACCTTGTCTAAAGCGCATGAGCGCCATAGTAGTACTATCCACTTGGTCATCGTTGGCACCTGATGGAAAGTCATTACACTCCTCTACAAGTTCATAAGCCCAACGTTTATCTGGAGCCCACACTATACCAGATCTGAAGAGATCTGCCACGGAGTTAACTCTGGATATCTTATCTTGACCTTTGCCCGGTGTGAATTCTCCTAGCGGAACACCCATCCTTCTCATCTCTTGATAGAGAGCGGCTCCGTTAGATTTCTTTTCTACTATGAATGCATCGGGTTCCCAATCCTTGTACTCACGAAGTACTAACTCCTTTAACTCCGGGAACTCTAATCTTTCTTTAATTGCATTTAATAGTATTATATTATAATTATTGGTCTCTTCGTTAAAAAAGACACCCCACGTAGTTAACGAATTATAATCGGCTCTATTGTTAGCTTCTTGTGCAGCATCCAGAGACATGATTGTAAACTCGCATTTGGGTGGATCTTCTTTCTCCCATATGTTCCACCACTCACGTTTAATCAGTGCACCTTCTTCTGACACTGGGTTCTGTAAGTATTGAGCATTCCAGTACCGTACATCTAGTGCTGCCTTCTTTGCCTGTAATTCTTCAAGTGGCCAAAACTCAGGCCAAAGACTTTCTTCTTCGCCCGCTTTGTTTTCAATAATTGCTGGAAATTCAACGACTTCCCAATCGTCAACTCCTTCAGTCTTTACCATTTGGTTAACTATTTGGCCGGTCAAGTCTAGCTTAGACCATCTAGTCATTACCACAATAATCGCACCGCCCGGCATAAGACGTTGAATTGGACCAGACTGAAACCACTCCCAAGCAGGCAAAAAAACATCCGGGCGTCCCAACTTGGCGTCTTGCTCGGAATGTGGATCATCAATGATAAACAAATCAGCCCCGCGACCAGCGAGGGCACCACCAACACCAATAGCAAAGTATTCTCCATTATGATTTGTTCCCCATCTACTTGCTGACTTACTATCTGCTTGTAACTCTACATTAGGGAATATATCACTATAAGCATCAGAACTGACAAGGTTACGAACACGTCGACCAAAGTTAACTGCAAGGTCAGCAGTATGAGATGCCATAATAATCTTCTTGTGTGGGTACTTACCCAAAAACCAAGCCGGTGCCAAATATGAGATGAGCTCGGACTTTCCGTGTCGCGGAGCAATGTTAACAATAACGCGTTTCTTTTTCCCGTTAGCGATATCTTCAAAGATTTGAGCCAATCGCTTGTGATGTGCACCAACCATGTAACCAGGGTAGACATGTTTTACAAACTCCAAAAATTTATTTTGTCTTAAATCTAATGCTCTTGTCTTTTCTAACTCTTCTAGCTCTGCAAGTAATTGTATCTGTTCGTTTCTTGGAAGCAAGCTTATATTAGCTAGAGCTTTTTGTACATCAGCTTCTGTAAAGCCAGAAATATCTAATGCCATACTATTCTTTTTCTGGAGTTACATCTACAGCATCTATAATTTCAAACGATGTGTCAATAGCAGAAGTAGTTCCTAGTATTTTGTAAAGCTTTGATTTAATTTGTGTTTCTAAATCTTCTTGGCTTAAATTTTTAACTGTGATTTCTGTTTTCTCTGAGAATAATCCTACATCAGAAATCTTACCTAGTAGTTCTAGAGCTTTTAATCTGTGTCTTGGATCAGATAAGCCTGCATCTTCTATGAGTTTATTTGTAACAAACCGTCTCAACTGGACGGCTTCTTGTACAACTTGATGATCATAATCCGAGAGCATCGTAAATAAGTGCTGAACCGTAGCCGGAGTATTTAATGCCTTGTTTGTAGCAGCATTTAAAGTGTTTGTGGCTTCAGGATCAGTAAAACGTTTGAATAATTCAGCAGCTTCTTGCTTTTCTATAGTAGATATAGGTATATCGGCTCCCGCTTCTAGTAAAACTTTAGCTGTATTGGCAGCAACTTTTACTTTTTTATCTAAAGTGGTAGCTTCTTCGGCCTCAAAGTCATCAGGCAAGGGTTTATTTGGGTCTGGTATGATTGTTATTGCCATAAAATGTCGCTGTTTACACCTTAGAAATTTATTTGCAGCTATTGAGGGCAATATATAGTAAATTGTTATATTAATCAAGTACTTTTTTGATACAATGAGTTATGAAAACCACGCTGACTAAAAAGAATTTAGAGATACTCTATAACATGGCATGTCAAATGGCGCCTTTCAATACCCTCCCTATGCCTAAATCCCATAAAGTTAAGTTTAAAGTAATTAAAAACCCTAATATATACGGTTGTTTTGATGAGCATGAGATGGAAATTCAAATAAGTTCTAACGCTTGTGGGCATTTTACTACTATTTTTCAAACGCTCCTCCACGAGATGGTCCATTTAGCTCTTTATGTTCGGGGCGATGAAGATTTCCATGAACATGGTCCTAAATTCCTTCGTATTAAAAACGTCTACTCGGAGTTATACAACTTCGATCCTAAAGCAATCTAGTTTTCATTCGTTGTTGTATCTTTTGGGTTTTGAATGAAAACCCGTTTTTTTAAATTTTTTATAAAAATTTTTTTGAAATGCCTTTTATTTTGATGACGGGGGGTGTTTCCTTTTTCCAATTTTATAAAATTACCATATCATTTGTGTATTTCCCAGTGAATACAGACGGGGACGAGGCTCATCAAATAATGGGGTTATAGGGGGGGACTAGGGGACAAAAAGCTGGACTTTGTCTAGTTTCTATGCTATAATTCTTCACATGAACTGAAAAATTTATATGTCTTTTCTTTTCATTGGGACTTCTGCGTAATTTTACGCACTTGTCTTATTCAATTAAACTTTAAAAACGAAAGCGAGAAAATATCATGACGAAAATTCACGATAAAGTTATATCCGAAAGCAATAAACCTAGTCTTAAAAAAGCAAAAACTGAAGTTAAGAAAGCAGTATTTTGCATGAGTGCCGATGATACCCTAGCACTTGAACAGGGCGTCATTCAACCCTTTGAACAGGTTGTAGCTAATAACAAAAACAGCGAGGAACTAAAGCATTTAATCGCTGAAAATTTAGCATCAATTCTAGGAACTACCCCTAGCTATGAACTATGGAACGCTTGCCACGATAACACCGAGAAAGCCGTTATTACTTCAATGAAAATTGAAGAGGCTACATTCAAAAATATTTGGGCTAGTATCGTTAAGCTATTGGGTATTATGTATGATTTGGAAAAGCCTAAAGCGAAAAGTGCAGATGCTATCAAAAAGGCAACGCAGAGAGAGAAAGCTAAAACAATGACGGGACTTGATGGGAAAGATTATTTAGTTTCCGAAGTTGATGACGCTAACCTTGAAAAACTTTTTGGACTTCGTGGGAAAGCAGAACTTGTGAACCGAGAACTAGCTAACGAAAAAGAAAGCGAGAAATTGCAGAAACTAGCAAGAAAAGCGAATGCAGATAATTTCCTAGCTAGAATGAAAAAAATAGTCAATGAAAAATATGATTTTGCAATGTATTTAGATAGCAAAATTGCTGACTATGAAAATGACTTCAACGCAGAAAAGAATTAGCACGAAGTTAAAAAAGTATTATTAAGGGATAACGATTAACTTCGTTATCCCTTTTTTTTCGTCAAAATTTTGGGGACACAATCCCCACGATGACCGTGACAATAAAGAGTAGGTGAGGGGGACTTATATAACGAAGTTAACTTCGTGGCTACATCTTTTGGCAAGTTGTATTATAACACGCATAAGTTGTATTATAACAAGGTCTGTTTTATTACTTAATAATCAAGGACTTACAGACTTGACTTTGTTGGGGTAGTGTTTTATTACTGTAAAATCAATGACTTACGCAAGTGATTAAAAAAAGGCAAGTGCTTGATTTATATATATATTTTATATTATAACATTATAACACGACTTTTGAAAAAGGCTTCCGCCAGAAAAAAGTTTTACTAATTTAACTTCGTGGCATAGCCGATTTTATAAATTTTCCTGCCCTTTCTCCCAGACCACGCAATGCCGTTTAGAGTGTTATAATGTATTATTACTTATAAATCAATGACTTACCCTGTTATAGATGATTGGACTTTGTCAATACTTCTGTTTAATTACTTTATAATCAAAGACTTATCGTGTTATAAATGAATGGACTTTGTCAATAACAAAGTTAAAAAAGCTAATGAAATCAAGCACTTGATATTATAACACGCCCTTTGATTTTTCAGAGACAAACCCCTACAAACTATAGGGACATAATTTTTGGGTGACCGTTCGTTCGTCTAGTCGGTGAGCCTTAAATTTTTAACCAAAACGCACCATTCTCATAAAACCAATCCACGAAGTTAACCAAGTTAATTAAATCCACCCCTATATATATAAAGACATCTACCTTGACAATGTCAACTAGCTATGCTATAATAATATTCATGCGTGGGGTATTCCGCATATAAGAAATGACTTATTTAACTTCGTGACATCTGCGTAATTTTACGCACTTGTCACTTTTTTTAAGGAGAGCATTATGACTAGCATTTATGATTGGTGGGTTATTAGTAGAACCTTTGATGATGGTTTTACATCAACTAACTTAGCCCTGTATCAAATTAAGGCTTATGATGAATGTTTAAAAAAGGAACAAGCATGAACGGATATATTGCGTTGTATTTAGGTGAGAAGTATGAAATATATGCTGATGATATTTGGTCAGCTAAACAGAAAGCGTTGAAAGATTTACAAGTATCTAAAAAGAAAGCATGGCAAGTATCTATTCATTTAGCCGAAGTGAATGGTGCTGATTATAAACATACGGCTGACTTTTAAGGAGAGCATGATGTTAGATAATTTAGAAGTAAAAGTTATAAGTAGTTTTGTCGGTGGTTATACCATGACTAACTATTATTTATGCAAAGCCATGTATCAAATGATGGCTTATGATTTATGTTTAAAAGGGGAACGAAATGATTAGTATTTATGATTGGTATATAATGGGAGTCTGCGTATTTTTAGTAGTCGCTTATGTAGTATTAATTTATATAGATAAAGGAGATAAAAAATGAGTGAACTAACTTATTTTGCAATTCAGTTTGTAATACTACTTGCCTATGGTTGTTGGGTTGCCTATCGAGCAGGTTATAGCAGAGGTAAAAATGCAGTATTAGATGTATATATAAACAATGTGGTGGAACAAAAAACACCATTTAAATCATGGAAGGAAATCAAATGAAAACGAAACCGATATTTAAAACACAAGCATCACCAAGCTATAAAGGTTATGACAGGGAGATTTACTTGTCTGAATATACACCTATAAACAAAGAGCATTACAGACGACTACGCTTTTGTGCAGTTGTGTCTGTAGGTATCAATATATTTTTACTTCTAGTTATGGTAATAAGATGAACATTGACCAAGTAAAAGAGTATGTGACCACGCAGTTAAAGTCGTATAGGGTTAAAGATATCCTAGATAACTTTAGTGACAAAGAGTGGTTGAGTATGTATAAACAGATAGCACCGACCAAGCCACACGAAGTGCAACGCAGACTTATTGACTATGCACGCATGGAGTTAGATAAGTTTAGGTATGTGTTATATACTGAACGACACTATGAAGACTTGCTTATTGATAAGGCTTGTATTGAGTGCTTGAAGTGTGAAGATGTAACCAATAACGAAAGACGCTATTATGTTAGACGCCCACGAAGTTAACAAAGAAAAACTAAAACGCTTTCTCACAGAGTTATTACTCACAGCTAGTTGGTCTGATGAGTTTGATGAATTACAACCTAATGGGTTACGATATTGGACTCATATGTTACATTTAGGTTTGATTTATCATTCTCGTGACAACGAAATGCCATTTAAAATAACTACGGCAGGGAGGGCTTGGTTAGATGAGCAACGAAGTTAACTTAATTACAGAGAGTGAACTTACTAAAACCACAATGATTAGAGATTTTCTAATTGAGATGTTGCTAACACATGAATGGAGTGTTAAGTTTCAGAATGTGTTAATACAAACTAAATGGAATACCGATATGAAAGGGTATTCAATTGATTTTAGCCAAGTTAAACTTGCTGACTATATGTGGGTTAAAGGTTATCTAAAGTATTCTAAAGATGCTGATTTCAAATATGATATATCAGTTAAAGGTAGGAAGTATCTTGAACAACAACAAGGAGAAAGTAAATGAGTAAAGTAACAATCGTGTTATCAATGCCCGACCACCCTGTGTCTCGGTTTTTGTTTGATGAATACATAAACGCTTGTGCTGACGCAAATTTGATGATAAGGTATGAGCCGTATACATCAGATATGTATGCAGAACTCAATGACAAAGCACTAGAAATTGAGAAAAAACAAGCACTTACAGAACTTGAAAATGAAATCTTAAACAATGTAGCCTGTGTCAATGGCTCTTGCGAAGACTAATATAAAGGAGAACTCTATGAAACAATCCACCAATACCTTTTTATCAAAGGCACACTAGTCTACTTCTAGACTAAACTTTAACTCGTATAAACAAATATAAAGGAGGTCAGTATGATTGACCAAGCTTTGCTTTGTCTCGCCACGACTATATACATGGAGTCTGCTCATGAGCCACATCAGGCACAAGTAGCAGTAGGCTATGTGTTAATGAGGCGAGCCGACTTTGAAAAAAAGAATGTGTGCCTTGAAATGAAACGACCATATCAGTTTAGTTGGTATGGGTTAGTAAAGCCACCTTCGGTAATAAGACAGGAATATTTTGATATTGCTTACAAGGTATTACATCGCCTTGAAGTTGATTATAGTTATGGTGCAACAAACTTCCATGACACTACCATAAAGAAACCAAAGTCATGGACAAGATTAGAACCTGTAGTTAAATGGTCTAATCTTATTTTTTATAAACAAAAAGGAGAGAGATATGCAAGTGCAAATTAATTTGAATGATGACCAAGCAGATGAAGTATTGGTAGAGGCGTTAAAGAGTGGGTATGCAGTAAACCTAAACTTTCCCGAAGAGCCGAACTTCTATGAGATAAGCCAAGCGTTTAGAACTTTGCTTGCCTATTACATGGGCGACAAAGAGTGTGCCAAATATCTACATGCTATGGCTAAAGTTCGTAAGACCTATAATGCCAAGCGTCTTGTTGAGGCTAACAATGGACTTTAAAAATAACACAACACTAGAGGTGGTAGCACTTGCTATTATTGTAGCTAGTATGATGACATTCATTGGAGGGGTAATTAAATGTCTATACCATTTACTTATGCTGTTGTAGATGATGACGGAGAAATCTTACGCAAGTATAGATGGAGTGCTAGAGAGGCAAAGTGGCATAAAGAACAAGGGAGTAATGTCATTAAGCTAGAAGTCATTAAAGAAGTAGAGGTAGATGTTATGTCTTTAGTAGGGGAGTGTTTGTTTTAAATGTATACCAAGCTAGATGATTGGCGTCATGCCAACAAAGTTAACGAAGTTTTATTAAAAGAACCTACTGCTACCAAAAAACATATTAGTAGTATGGTAGGACTTTGTGATGCACGATTAAACTATTTGCATAGTCAAGGACTTATTAACATACAACATACTTATAGGAGAACTTATGAACAAAGAACAAAGACGAGCCATACGCAAGTTTGAAACATGGCAGTTAAGAAAGTTTGCGTCAAACGCAAAAAAGGGTTATCACTTTTTCCAACCCGACAGTATGCCGAAACCTACACCCCGTTCTGCTTACGAAGCTTGGCGTGGGGTTTACACAAATGGGGACAGTGACCGTAGACAAGAGAAGTATATGACTTGGACAATATATGCGTTTGTGTTTGCGTATATTGCGTTTTTAATTTGGAAGGAATTCCCATGATTTATCAATGCGTTGATTGTGGTAATGATGTTGCTGATGGTAGGTATAAGTTAGGGTATAAGACTTGTTTAAGTTGTGGTGAGAAACATGCACTTAACTATAAACATACTATTGTGCCTATGCCAAAGAGTAATTACATTGTGGTGACTGACTTAGAACTACTAAAAGGTCTTAATTCTTCACACAAAAGTAAGTAGTTTTTTTGAGACTTTTGACTTGACATTGTCAAGTAGGTATGCTATAATAATATTTGTAAGAGTAGTAAAAGTAGTATGTATTTTAACCTGTGACAATTGCGTAAATTTACGCACATGTCACTTTTTTTATGGAGAGCAATCATGAAACAGGATATAAAAAGCGAGCAGTATCAAGCCAAGTTATTAGGTGAACTATTCAAATCATACGGGTTAAATCATGTAACCCCTATCCCTTCCGAAACAAATTACAAACTAGCAGTATATCTAATGAAAACCAAAGGAGAGAAAAATGCAAAACATCTTTCCAAATAAACAAGAAAAAGAAACCCTACTGACGCAGTTAAATCTGCTCGGTGCAAAGTATGTGTATGTAGAGTTTAGAGGTGGTGGTGATGATGGTCAAGTTGAGGGTGTGTATTACCGAG